CCAGAGATTCCAACAGTGCCGGTGTGATCAATAATATCACCACCAATCGTAATACCACTACTTGCTGAGATGCCTGCAACTTGTAATGTGAGATTGGTCGTGCTGACTGCACCAGTAATACCATTGAAAGAGTTTACACCCTCAACCGCACCTGTGGCTCCATTGAAAGATGCAACAAATTGCTCAACAGGTCCGGTAGCACCTGTGGCTCCTGTTGAACCTCTAGCACCAGCAGATCCGGTAGCACCAGTGGCTCCTGTTGAACCAGTGGCTCCTGTTGATCCGGGTGATCCCGCTGAACCCGTTGGACCAGAAATTTGTGGGACAATTCTATTCCAGACCGATCCGTTGTATCTCCATCTGTTATCACCAGCCGTAATTATGTCGCCACGAACAGGATTCGTTGGAAAATTTAAAGATGTTGAAATAACACCACCAACGCCCGGTGTTTGTGGAGTGCTTGTTTGCTGTTGTGTCTGTCCGGCGGCGGGTGTTGGATTTTGTGGTGTATTATTACTTCCGTGGTAACTCATTAACGATTCCTAGATTTGGATTTCCTCTTTTTATCTAGTCGTCGTTTTTGAACTTTTTTATCTTGTTCTTTTTGTTTTCGCAAGATTGCACGCTTTTGTTTTTCCTCTTCAGTATTTTGTTGTTGTTGAACTTGCCGATCTACCTCTTTTTGATGTCTATCTGTTAAGATTCTTTTATATTCATCATAGTTTGTTTGAATTCTTTTTCTGTGTTCCTCTGGAAACTTATTTTCAGAGAGTAATTTTTCACATACCATTGCACCAAGTTCAAAATCATTTGCTTTCCAACAAGTAGCACCGAGTTCATCCCAAATAGCCCAATCATAAATCGAAGAGTCAATGAAAAGAATATCATCTTTGGGGTTGCAGCCAATAATTCCTTTCATTAGAAGATAGCATAAGTTATCATTTCCATTAAGTCTATGTGTTTTACCTAAGTGGAAAATTGGTTCGGCACGGTGTGGTCTTAAGTTATAAGCCTGCATAAAGTGATCTTGTGCTGCCGCAAAGTCGTTGCCGATATAAAGTTTTGCTAGACCGATGCGAAAAACACAGAACCATTGCTCTTCTTCCCATCCACCTAGTTCAGCACGTTTTGTATACCACTCAATAGCCTTTTCCCAATTTTGAGCATCAAAATATGACTGTGCTGCATAAAAGTGATATCGATGATTATTTGGTTCATAGTTTGGATTGTCTGGATTTGTCAAACAATCGACCAGAGTTTCTGCATCCCTCGTATACTTTGCTACTTGATCTTCTCCAAATTCTTGAGTTCTATTACCCATCGTTCGGGCTTCAATATTATATTCTCCACTGTACCTACCGCCCTTTGGATGACCACCATTTTCACGAAGTTTTGGACAGTCTGCATATTCGTGAAGAACACCAATATACTCCCATCCTTGACCATTTTTGAAAATTTGATTTCGCCACCACTGCAATCCACCTCGCTCAATGTTTAGTGCGTAAACATCAACTTCGGGATTGCAGTTTTCTTTGAAGTTTAATCTTCCATTGAGTTTATCATCGGCATCGATAACCCAAGAGTAATCTGCTCCACCTTTGTCTGCGTTGCGAAGAGACTTTGTTCTTGACTTCCCAAAGCCCTCCCACGGCTCATCGTAAATTGTTCCCGGAATACCTTTTTTATCAAAAAACTCTTTGATAATTTCTTTTGTTTTATCTGTTGAACCAGTATCGGTAATATCATAACGATCAATCTCTTGATATGCGGACTCCAAACACTCAAGAATAATATGTTCTTCGTCTTTGACAATCATACACAGGGTTAGGGTCGGTCTACTCATTTTTTACCTTTCATTACAATGATCTGATTTCTTTGTGATTTTTAGTCAGTGCCACAATTTTAGGCTTTATTTTTTCAAAGTCAAGTCTATTCCAATCTGGGCAACAATATGCAAGTGGCAAAATGTTACTCGGTGGATTATCTATGGCATAACAATTCAGGTGGCTTTCATCGTGCCACCTTGCAACGATACCATTTTTTTCATCCTCCAAAACATTCTTAGAAATTGTTTCTGACATTTTCATAAACGTTTTGGATTCCCCACCGTTGAAACCACCCGCGTAGTAATTTACCCCTTTGCCGTGAGGAACATACGCTGTGCTATTTTTATTTCTATCGTATGTCCAAGAAGCACCCGATGGATCATCATAGACGTACATATGTTTGGTTAAACAAAGATCCCCCAAGACCTCATCACCGACAGGTGCAATAAAAGACATATCAACGTCAGAGTAGAAAACATAATCAAAAGATTCGATATACTCTCTCTCCTGCATAAAGTAATTGTACCTCTTTAGCGTAGGCTCCGGAAAGTCTTTGTGTTCGATATAACTATACTTTACATCATCAAATTCTGGTAAATCTTTGTGATTTGTAAACAGTAAAAATGAAACATTGTGATCACTCAGGAAATACTTTCGAGCCTCCTCGTAAAGCCTATCAACATATTGAATATATTTGTTCGTTGCGATATTTACAAGTAGAATTTTTTTACGTTCCATTTACGATTTCCTCAAGAGTTGGATACAAAGAAATTCTATCTTTATTTTTATTGTAAAGTTCCTTAAAAAGCATCAGTTGAATTTCAGGGTGGTGAACATCGGGTCCGTCGCCACCATCAAGGATACTCTTCACTTCCTCGTTACTTTTCGATCCCCAAACGTGGGATGGTTCGTATGAGCCAGCGTAAAAGTCAATTCCCGAAACATACATCTTTTTTGCCCCCAGTGCAATCGTGTGAAATAGTGCGACTGTTCCTGTATTTGGTCTTATGTTTCTTTTTTCATCAAACAAGGATCTTTTGCTATTGAGTTGGGTCGAGAGTTCATCGTAAAAGGAACCATCAACAATGTCAAAGTTAAGTTTATTGTCTTTCAAGAAATTAAGTGTTTGGTGCATTCGTTCAAAAAACCAAATGTGGGAAGGATAACTAAAAACAAAATAAGAATCAATCTTCGAGATGATTGTTTCGATCCTCCTACCGCTTCCGTCGATGTAGACAACATCCGTTTTCTCACCACGATGTTTTTTGTCTGTTGATGCGTCATTGAGTCTAATCACAACGTCGTGTGAATCTATAAATTCACCATCATCATACTTTTCAATATTAGATGATGGACCCACAACTGCAACAGTTTTGTTGTTCACAATGTCTTTGAGTTTTTCATTCACAAGTTTTTTAACTTTCTATAAAGCATCTCAGAGATGGTAAAATCAAAAGATGTGTCAATATCAATCCCTTCGATTTCATCTAAAACATAAAAAATTGGATTCCTACACACGACATTTTTATGCAGAGCCAGATCATTTCTACTCAAAAGACAGCATCCATAGTTGATTGCGTGAATGTCGGGCAAATCTTGTGAGTTGGGAGATTTGTCCAATTCGTAGTTAAGTGGTTTTCCGTCAAGCCACAAGTGGTGTTTGACAATATTTGTTGTCACCACATTATCTGATGTTTGAAATTTTTTCATACACTCATTGAAGGTTTCGACACTAACAAAGGGGCTTGTCACTGGTGCATACATCACACTATTAGTTTTCACTATTTCAGAAATGTTATAAAAGTATTCACTATTTGAGCATTTACTACTCGCGTGATAATCATCTCTTTTGTGAATTTCTACGTTATGTTTTCTTGCTCGCATCAGAATATCGTCACAATCACTGCTTACAACAATTCCCGAAAGACCATCAACTTTTTTTAGAGTTTCTAACTTGAGGTCAAGGAGTGTTGTGTCACAGAAGTTTTTAATATTTTTATTTTTGACACGTTCCGATCCAGAACGAACACCAACAAATGCAGTCACTTCTTTCATTTCATAATCTCCTGAATTGTCTGATTCCAGTCAACAAACTTTACCGCTTTGTCATCGATGTAAAACTCGGCTCTTGGTTTTTCAGCGGTGACTGTTTTCACATATGGTAAAAATCCATTTTTGTCTAGCCACTCGTAGACAAGTTCTCCTCCGGTTTTACCATTTACAAGAGGTCTATCAGGCTTGACTTTGGCAGTGTAGATTACCACATCATATTTTTCAGATAACTTTTTCACCGCTTCCAGAGATCCGGGAATCACCTCACCATAGCAAGTGCCATCGTGCCAACCCTTGTCAAAATTATGAATCACACCGTCAAAATCAACAGCGATTTGGTCTTTTTCATTTTCAAGTCCCGGAGGCACTTGTTGGTTGTAGAAAGTTTCTTCATTTTCAGTCCTGATACCATCTTCAATTTCACTTTCGATACCAAGAGTTTCAAATCTTCTCTCGGCAGCCTTTTTAGAGATGGTAGGACATTTAAATCCTGCACCGTGAATAAGTTGATATGTCAAAATCAAAGACAAAATTTCTGAGGTGTGATAGTGAACAGTATTCTGAACAATTTGAGTTACAGAATTATCAAGGTTGTGTTTTTTTGTTGCGGTAAACATAAATGATGGAATGCCCTGTTCGGAAGCCCACTCTAAGGCAGTCCTAATAGTATTTGAGGATTCACCACTGGACGAGCAAGACATACCAAGAACAAGACACTCTTTTGGATCAATGCCTCTTGTTCGCATCTCAACCCAAGTCTTAAGCCAATCGTTGAAATTTGTATCTCCAATGATTGAAGTAGCCAAGATACCACTACCGGGTGCTATCACATTTTTATTCGTCAAACGTGAGGCATCAATCGCCGCGTGATCTGCCACACCAAGATTACCTCCGTGACCAAAAAACAAAACATATTTTGCGTCATTGTATGCTGACTGTAAATCTTGAAATTCTTGTGTCTCGATGATAGAAATAAATTTATCATCGAGATTTTCAATATCTAAAATATGATCCATTACTTAATCTCCGTTTCTGCTCTTGTATTTTTTTGTATACGAAACCTCTTCGTAATACTTTTTGAATTCATCATCACTTAGTGAGGTCAGATGTTTTAATAGTCTATCGTTTAGTGTAAAGTAGGGGTTTTCATCTCCTGAGTCAAGACTTGTTTTGTGTTCAAGATGAATTACCTTTTCACCACTTAAGTGCTTGACCTCAAAGCCAAGTTTTCTAAACCTAAATAATCTTTCAGCATCCTCCGGACCCCAAGATATAAAGTTTTCATTTTCCATATATCCCTCAAGAAATGATTTCTTTCTAAAAATTTGACAATGACCGGCGAGCGTGGTCCAAGTGGCAATTTCTCCACCATCATCGACGGTTTTTTGAGCAATATTTTCAAGTAAGTTTTCACCCTCAAAGGTGTCAATCAAAGAGGTGATACTTTCTTTTGTAGAGATCCACAAACGGCATTGATCTTTCTCACCATCACCAAACGGATAAACTACATCAGCCTTTCCATCCATAATCAATCTCACAGATTTTTCAATCGTCGAAGGATTAAAAATCACATCAACATCATAGTTGGCAAAACACTCAGTTTCACATTTGTTTACCATTTCATTAATATATTTTGTTCGATGAAACGGATCTCCAAATTCTAGGTGTTCAAACATATATTTCACTCTTGGATCATCTAAGTGCTGAGATTTCAACCTTTTTTCCCAATCGGCTTCTTTGATTATGATGGGGCAGTCGTAGTTTTTGAGCAAATAACCCACCACAATATCGAAGTTTCTTTGGCGATCATCCGTATCAATTTTAATTGGAATTACAAAAGTTAGCGGTAGTTTTTTCATAGTTGAATCCAGTGTTTTTGATAAACATCTTGCCAGTCTTGCGGTCCCTTCGGTCCAAACCATTTTTTTGGAGCCACAGTTTTGCCACCCCCAAGATATGATCCCCACCAACTGAAACTACTATTTGCAATAATATGTCCGTTACACCAAGACATCAGACAAAGATCAGTAAACTGATCATTATCCATAAACACAGCCTTGTCACCAAGCCACTTCATATTTTCTTTGCACCATTCAATATCATCTGAAAAAACGACGGGTCGGTAATCTTCAAAGTGTTCCATCGCCTCTTTATAATATGATTCTGATTGGTTAGTATGGTAGTCGGAGAGATTTGTGTAATCTGTTCTCCTAATATGAACAGAAACTAGGACATCATTGTAGGGAAGAAGTTCACCAGCCTTTTCTCTGATTTCTTTTTTGAATTCAAAGTTTGCTTTTACTTCACTGTTTGTGTTTAGTTCATCAAAGTATTTGGAAGTTTGAAAGTATCCGATGATATCAATATTTACCTGATTTTTTTTCAAATCTTCAACGTAGGCGGGATTGTGTGCAAAACCGTCTTCTTTCAAGTAACCTTGAGGACTTTCATTAATTTTATCTTCAACACTTCCTAAAACAAAACAATCAGGTAGATCAGATGCAGGGAGATTTGCTACTGGAGTGTGACCTGTTTCATTTGCCAATCCAAGTAGGGCAGCATATTGAAACATTTGATTTCCCAAACGACCATAGTTTCCGATATTGTTATAACTTAAAAGTGCCATTACTTCATTGTCCCGATTCTAAATTTTTGTTTCATCGGCAACGGATTGATTGTTAGATGCTCCCACTTATTTACCGTATTTTTTGAATCTGCCTGATAGAAAAATGGAACATAGGGAGTAAAAACATTATATCTTGGTTGAACCTCATAAGCCAAGCCTACATCAAACGGAGTGTTATTTTCGTAAATAAATTTTTTGCCAAAATCAATTACATCTTGTGACATTTCTTTACTAAGGTGTAGGATCGCGTGGGTTGCAAAAACTCTTTGAATCTTTGCCCAACCATTCTTCTGATCAATCGCCTCAAAGGATCCGTCACCTGTTGAAACCCCCAAGTAAATACAGTCCGTATTTTCTGGAACAGGAAATTCAAATACAATAGCATCTCGAAGAGTATCAACATCATCTTCAAGGATTAATACAGGCTCACCATCTGCAAGGATAGTTTCCTCAAGAATCTTAAAATGTGATTCTGCACAATTACGATAATGCTCTTCTCCACGACGCACACCTTCGTGCGGTGCAATACCTGTCACCGCCGAGAATCTTTCGTGGTTGGTGAAGCCAAGACCATCCAGAAGTTCATTCATCTGGCGAGCCTTTTCTTCATCTTTGTCTACATTAATCCAACGAGTCCTTACATTACGAAGATCAATTTGCATCACTCCTCCTTGGGTGGTTTTCTTCCGATATGATACTTGGGAATCAGTTCCCATTCGTCTTTGTTCTTATGTGATAGTATCTTGATTTTTCGCAAAGATGCAAGTGGTTCTTCACATTTTTCTGTAGAAATAATTTCACACAAGCCCCACTCAGCCACCAACCCAATGATGGTATTTCGTCTTGCGATATCGTCCTCTGTCATTTTTGAAGGCAGTCCGTCAAGTGCGAACAGTTCCTTGAAATGGGTGATGTAGTATTTGCCTCGCTTATGCAAAATGTGGCAAGACTGATACAACTTATTCCCTACCCTAGAGGAGACACCGATTCTTGTTAATGTTTCTTTGATCTTTAAGAAGTCTTGAGGGTCATCAAGACGCACCTCAACGAGACTTTCTACGATCTTCTCTGTGTCTTCCATATTAACTCCATTACAGTTACAGACGGATCACGTTCCGTCGCAAGTATTTAGGAGTTAGTGGTTTTGACGATATGCTGGTGGATCTCGTCGATTTGATCCTCCGACATCACCGACATTGCCTCTAGGGCTTTCTTATCTCCATAATTGTAATAAAGTTTCACCGAATCCAGCCGAGGATCGTTTTCGTTCTTCAACCACTTGCTGAATCGCTTGCGTTTTCGGACAGAGTGACGAAGATAATCAAACTGCATCTTCTTGTCTGCGTTCGGCAACAGATTCATCTCGTTGGCTTGCAGGATGGTATCCGGAAAGTAAGACAGACAGCGATTGACCACGAAGGGAACGTATCCCTTCGCAGCCGCTTCATCCTCAAGGAGATTGTCCTTGGAATAATTAATCGCATTCAGGTAGTCGCCAAGTTTCACTTGAACTCTGCCTCCATCATCATCTCCGTCAGGCAAGCCATCATATTGATCTCCGAGTCTGCGGCAAACGCAGCCTTGTATTGATAGTTTGCTAGAATCAGGATTACCGCTGGAACGGACTGAGGCTTGAGATAATCACCAAGACCCTCATAGATTTTGCGATAGACTTCGGTTTCATCATTGTCACCATTCTCTACCACCCAACGACGCAACTTGGTAAACTCTTTGTTCTTAAGAATATCCATCAACGTCTGAACCCGAACATCGCCGATGTCCGACAGGATGCCTGTGTCAATACAACCGGATGCAGAGTAACGCTGCACCTCATTTAAGATTCGTCGCCAGTCCGGAGCGTGTCGCTGAACCAGTTTGACGATGACTCGTTGATCAAACTCAACACCATTTTCATCAAGAATCTTAGACAGACGCACGAAGAACTTCGCGGACATCTTGTCCTTCTCATCGTTCGTAAATTTAAACTCAACGTTGGTGCATCGTGAGTGCAAAGGTTCAATGATACGATTCTTAAAATTACAAGTCAGAATGAAACGACAAGTCGCGGCAAACTCTTCAATAAACCCACGCAAGGCAGGCTGAAAACTGTTTGCATTTGCATAGTCAAACTCATCAAGGATCACGACTTTCTTGCCGCCACCCAAAGATACCGTGGATGCAAACTCACGAATCTTCGTTCGCAGCGTGTCAATATTACCATCCTCTGAACAATTGATCTTCATCGCATCAATGCCCATCTCTGAACACATCGCTAGAGCCGCCGTGGTCTTGCCACAACCGGGACCGCCAGAAAACATAAGATTCTGCATCTCACCAGAATCCACAATCGCTTGTAGATCCTTCTTCAAACTTCTTGGAAGAATACATTCATCCACCGAACGCGGACGATACTTCTCAACCCATAGGTATTGTTCTGTCATTAAAAGACTCCGTTGTATACTGAGTCAGATGTTACAGCAATCACATACCCCGCGTCAATATCTGCGTGTTGTAATTGAATGGCTAATTTATCACACAGAGAGATTTGATAGTCACCCGGAAGCAACTTCAAGTTTTCTGATTTGATGAAGATATTGAAAGAACAATTTTGATCCATATCTTTCGGTGTCACTTCAATATCATAACGGTTCGTAGAGTTCAACTTATCCTTATCAAAGGCAGAGATTTTTACCTTGCCGTCTTCGCTGCTGAACGCGATGTCAGGCAGTTGAAGAACAGACGCGGCTCGGAGCAGATCCGAAATCTCTTGCTGCGACAGGTCAAACACGACCCGCACATCGGGAAGATTGAAAGCACGCGGAGGACGGCATCCTTCAACAAGCCGTGTATCTGCATAGTGATACTTACAGGATTGTCTTCCGCTTTGAATCACGCAGTGGCTCTCGCCAAAGACAATCTCTGCATCAGAGAACAAAGAAAAAGTTGAAAGAAACTGGTTCAGATCCCAGATCGCAAACTCATTCTTGAAAGTTTCGCTAACCTTCGCATTGAACATAATATTCTTACCGGGAGAAACAGAAACCAGTTCGTTTCCGGGCAAGATGTGAATGTTGGAGTTGATACCTGCCATACTTTTTAGAATGGACACGGTTTGTTTAGACAATTTCATAGATGTAGATTCCTTAACTGTGGTCGTCATAATAATCCTCTAGGTCTTCAATGTCAATCTTTCCACTCCGCATATTGCGAATAACTTTTTGATCGGTGCTTCGCATAGAACGCTTGGCACTAAACTTTTCACCACGGTCGCGTCCACCGAAGTTCTTGCGATCATTGTTTTTCTTGTTGTGCTTCTTCTTTTTCATTTTCTGCAATCTTTCTAAAATTCTCCTTTAGTTCCTGAAACTCAGGCTGTTGCTCAGTATACTCTGAAATCAGTGATGACACAAGGGCATCTAGGACTTCAATTAGTTGTTTACGTTTTTCGTCTGTGAGCCAAGAATATTTCTTTGCAATTTCTTCGTCTTCATCGATGCGGTGAAGTTCAGCAAATGGTTCTGTGAATACATTTTGCAAAAAATCAATCTGCTCCAGATCAAGAGTTCTTTTTGAAATGACGCTCTCGAAGTCGGGCATCACAAACTTTTTATTATCAATAATAGTCTTGAAAGATTTATCAATCATATCAGACAATTCCTTTACCACATCTTCGACGTATGCGACTCTTTTATCATCCATTATTTGTTTACCTTTTTGTATGCCTTGTAGGCTGTGTGAATAATTTCACGAAGATTGTATGCAGGCTCCCATCCGGATGCCTCACGAAACTTTGTGGAGTCTGCGATCAGAACGGGCGGATCACCCTTGCGACGATTCGCGTGGACAATCTCAATCTCTTCCTCTGTCACTGATACACAAGTCTTAATGACTTCCCAGACAGAGTTGCCCTTCTTTGTTCCAAGATTGTAGACACCTTTGATCTTTGGATTTTGTAGGGCAAGCAGATGAGCCGATGCCAGATCGGTCGGATGCACATAATCACGAATGCACGATCCATCTTCGGTGTCGTAGTCTGTTCCAAAGACGCTGACTGAACCCTTTCCTGTAATCACGTTGCCCAAAACTTTGGGAACAAGATTGCCCTTAGACTTCCAGTGAATGTCTTGGACTCGATTTTGAATATCGTTTCCGGCTACATTGAAGAAGCGGAAAGAAACGTATCGGAAGTTCGGATGGGTCAAAGCGTGCTTCCGAAGAATCGTTTCTATCATCAACTTTGATTCACCGTATGCGTTGATCGGTTGACACAAAGTTTTTTCCGAAATTGGTGCTTCTCCGTTTGGTTCACCATAGACCGCAGCGGTTGACGCAAACAAGAAAACATTGATATTGTTTTTCTTCATTCGGTGCAACAGATTGATTGTTTTGGCTGTGTTGTTCTCGTAATACTTGAGAGGATTGTCTACCGACTCAGGCACAGAGATATACGCTGCACAGTGACACACCGCTCCGACATCGTGGTTCTTGAAGATGCCGTCCATATACACATCGTTGGTAATGTCTGCGTTGTATACTTTCAAACGCTTTCGGCGGCTTTGTCTTTTAATCAGATAGTCACAGGCAACTTTGTCTTTGTCAACGACCACAACTTCGTATCCTGCGTCAAGCATTCCAAGAACAATGTGGCTTCCAATGTATCCGGCTCCGCCAGTTACAACGATAGTCTTTGACTTGTCAATTTTCATTCTTACTCCCACCAAGTAGGTGTTTCACGATTCTTCCATTTTGCAAAGTAAGCCTTCTCTCCACGATAGTAATTACGATATGATTCAACAGGACAGTCTACCTTATATTGGTCAGGCATTGCAACTGCAAATTTCGTAAGTTTTCCTGTGGGAATGTTTTGTGGTTCCCGATTGAAAAGATATTCAATCAAAGGTTGTGCCTTGTGAGTCTTTTGATACCGATAGGTATACTCACGGCAGAGAGCCAGAGCGTGAGTCGCGTGCCAACGATAGTTCATTTGACTTGCCATCGTCCACTGTGTGCAGGGATGACCAACAAACGATGCTTTCCAAAGTTTATCTTCACGCTCGTCGCTCAGTCGCCAACGCTTGATGCGTCTGTTGTTTTTTGTTTTGTCGTAATATTCGTCGCCGTCAAGGACGCGATGAGAAGTGGACAGCATTTGTCCTGCTTCCAGAATCATTTTTACAACGTGCTTGTCCACCATTTGATGAGCCGCACGAATAGGATGTTCGTCGATTGCAAAGATGTTCATAGAAGCACTCTACCATTCGTTTCCTTCCTGTCAAGTGGATTTATCCAAGACCACCAATTTGTGGTGGTGGGGCTTGATTTTGTGGAATTTCCTCTGGTGATGGCGGGGGTCCAGTTGGGTAATCAGGAACAATAGTTGCCAAGAAATCATCAACAATTTCAAATCCATCCGGAATATAATCCTCTAACGATTTATTACCAAACATAAGAATATCACTCGCAAACTCTAGGAAATTTTCTGCCGGGACTAGATCGCCGGGAAGTTCATTCACATTATATCCCATATCTTGAAAATAATAAAGTATAAAGTAGAGTGCCAACACATCTCCCTGAAGACCTTCGCCACTGGGTCTGTTATAATCAAGAGTACCGTCGCCATTAAAATCATATATTCTCATCGCTTCTTTATAAAACTCTGGATGAAACTGTTGGAAAAACTCAGGACCATAAACAGTGAATGCGCTGCTTAAAAATGATGTAATTCCAAGCAACCCACGAAGTGAGTCTCCGGATATGTTAGATGGAGAGGTCAAATCAGAAAGAGGAGATTCCCCTCCGGGTCTTTCAATAAACCCGTTTGGATCTGGGAAATCCTTTCCATATAATTCGCTGTAATATTCCCAATTTTCAAGGTAATCGGCAGCACTCATAGCCGGTGGAAACTCTCCCGTTTCCTCATAGATTTCAAACGCAAGTTCAGCAATCTGAAAAATGAGTTCTTGATCATTGTCACCAATTGTTCCATCGCCATTATAATCGTACATATCAAGAAAAAACTGAGGCATATTAAGCATTCTTACAAAACCTCCCCAAGTTTGAAATCCACCCAACACAGCAGGTGCGCCTGCATTTTGATCCTGACCACTGCCACCCAAAGTGTTTCTGGCTCTGAACCACCAACCATACAAAGTGGTTTGCTGCTCTTCTTCTTTTAAATACTGTAAGAAACTCTTAGGCATTTTTGACCCTCACACCTTTTGGATTTCCTAGAATAATCTTGAGATGCTTTGTTCCACCAATATCTCGTTCATACCAGCCATCGTAGCCGGGATACTTTCCGTTTGGATTCTCACCGACAAACTTGAATGTCTTACCCGGAAGAAGTTTTTGAATACTTTCCTCGTCCCCGACAAAGGGAACTTTTTTTCTCGTAATCAAAACGTGTGCCAGACCATCGCTTGCTTCGACATAGTTGCCAGAAGTTTTCATTAATTTACCAACTTTATTAATCAAAAACTTCTTGGCTGTGTCTGAACCATCTGATGCCGCACCTGTGAGTTTATAGTTTCCTGCCTTTGTCTTACCAAAAGTTGTGATGTCTGCGTCGGGGTCTTTGTCCACATCAGCGGCAAACCAGTCGGTATGATTGTCTGGAAGATCAGAGGGTTTCTTGAAGTCTGGATATCCACCAATGTTTCTATATGTCTTGTCAATCATATCAAAAACATTTTGTGTGATATCATTGTTCTGCCCCAAAAGATTTGTTGGCAGTTTGACAAATTTTCTATTTGGAAGTTTGATCTCTTCTTCTAAAAACTTTCTGAATGACTTCATCATCTCACCTTTGCATATGGTGGTCTTACATCAATGTCTCCTCGTTGAAGAAGAGTCGCTGCAAGTTTATCTTCGGTCGAATCTGCATCAATCACAGGCATCTGGTTTCTTGGCGGCGCACCAGCCGGAGGAGTCTTTGACTGAATGAACTTGAGTCTTCTCGCAAGTTCGGGTTCTCCTCCAATGCTTTCCAACCAAGCCATTGCTTTATTGCGATTGTAAAACTTTGGATTCATATTTTTACCATCTGTGATTGCATCCATCGCATCTTTCACAGAGGCATCGTAGATGTTCACATCACCACCGGCAGGCTCACCGCGTCTTTTGTTTCCAAAGGCATCACCCAAGGAACGAAGCACAGGAACCAGATCGCCAATGCCAAGATCAACTTCGGTTCCGAAAATCTTTGCCTTTGGTTCTGCCAACAATGTGGCAGCCCAACGATGGTGTCCGTCGAGAATATGATTGTCGCCAGAAACCATTGATCCTAAATTACCACCTTTGACTCCACCGATAGCCATACCAAGAGCCTTGCCAAGATAAATTGCTGATTGCGATGGTTTTAGTTTATTTGCACTCCAGCCTCTAAACTTTGTGCCTACTTTATCGTCGGCATCTGACCCATCCATCTGTCCTTTTTTCTGAAAGATGTTTTTGATTCTTCCACGAAGAGGATTCGGAAACTCAGAGACATCAATCTCCTTAGCCGCCATCTCCGAGATGAAACTTTTGAATGACTTCATTTTTTACTCCAAGTTCCGCCTTCGCCTTTGTACCATTTTGATGCCCAAGCGTTGGCATAGGCTGATGGGTAAACATCAAACTTTGCTTTTGCTTTTGCAATGGCTTTCTTCCACAGAGCAGGATTGTTCGGTTTGTTCTCGCCCTCTGAAATAAAATCTCTAAATGACATAAACGATTCGTTCTTCTTATCCAAACCTTTTGCTCCTGTTTTTACCATTACTGGTTTTTGTCCTTTTTTAGACTCGCCGCCTTTGGCTTTGTCTCCTGATTTCTTTTGTGCATCGCGTTTGCGTCGAACAAACTCTGCTCGTCCTTCTTTGCCGAGTTGCTTGGCTTTCTCAGCGGAAAGACAGGCTGAATAGGCTGCACCCTCCGGTGCGTCACCACATTTGCCGATGCGATCACCCGATGCGTTGTATCTATCCCAACCACCTTTTTCTACTCCTCCTCCTCCGCCTTTGCCGAACCAGTCGCCAAGTCCAGAGTCTTTGTATACTTCGTTCACATCCTCGTCCTTTTCGTCCTTCCACTCACGGAACATTGCCATCGTGCGTCCAATTTCAGTTTGCTTGTCACCCTTCTTACGACCCTTGATGAGATTTTTGATTTCGTTCATTTCAAGTGCGCCATACAACTCAACTTTTACATCAGTTTTACCCACAGGTCTGTATTGCTGCAAGCCCATCGTTGTTTTAGATTTCATTGTGAGTGGTGTTTCTTTGTCAATCAACTGTAAGATTTTTCGCAATTCTCTGTCGTTGAATCTTTTTCTTCCTGAAATCTCAGCGTACTCACCTTCAACAAAACGAACCCAGCCTCTTTCCATTGCCAAGAGTTCAACGCCGTAGTCCATATCACGTTCGCCACTCTTCAACCTTTGCATCGCAAATTCAGCATCTTCTTCGGGGATTGGAGAATCCCGTTCTTTATATGTTTCAATCAAATGATTCAAAATCAACTTTTCGGTAAGACCATAGAATCTTGGATTATTTGCAATCATCATAACGTGATACGGAGAATGTCCCTGAATGATTTGGGTCTTTCCAGTTTTCGGATTTACCCAACCTTTGTAGCCCGGAATATTTACTTCATTCAGTTCTTGATCTTCACGGAACATCGCCATCGTGCGTCCGATCTCGGTCTTTGGCTCTCGTCTTTTTGGTCTTCTGCCAAAGAGAAACTGCATCGCTTCACTGTTTGAAGTGTATCTTTCGTCTTCGTTCTTTGTTTTGCCTGTGTATTCTGCAAACTTTGTATTTTTGTAATTAGTAATTAAAATCCTATCAAGGTCTTTGAAGGTCTTAAATTTTTCAAGAACCATAATACCTGACTTTTTGATGTCCTTTTTGATGCCGCGAAGAGTCATTGCCTTGCCGGTAGGGAAATCTTCCAGAACGAATGCTACCCAACCCTTTTTGATTGCAGGATATTCAAGAGTCTCATCTCTGTCTGCGAGCATATTGTTTTTCCCAATTTGCTCAAATCTTTTTTCTAATTCTTCACGGTCAGGTTTGTATTTCGGACTTCTTTTTGAAAGAACAGCGATGTAATGATCAATCAAATCATTCGTTGTCAGACCATACTTACTCAAATTATCATAAATGTGTTTGGCGTGATATGGTTGCATTGTATTCCAAGCAATAATTTTCTTTGTGCGTGGATTTACCCATCCTTTAATAAAATTTTGTTTTTCCTCGTTGACCTCTTCACAGCCGCAACTACAACCACAGCCGCAACCCTCTTCGCTCACTTTACCTTTTTTGAGCAATTTTGATACTGGTTTATTTTTTTCCCAAAACTTACACGACCAATATCCCGGTGTGGTTTTATCTGTTTTCGAGGAGCAGTTATGTCTGGCTCGGAAGTTCTTTAAGCGTTCAGGATCATCGCGTTTGATAGAGAGGTTTGGATCACCAAACTTTACCATAATGACGTTTCCGGACTTTGGATTTTTTACATATACACCAAATTTCTTGTCAGAACCTTGGGGAAGTCTAAACGGATCATCAAGTTTAACTTCTTTGCCTTTATATTCTGCCATAGCACTCTCCTGCTAGGTATTTAGGCTTGCTCGGATCTCTCTAAGTTGCTGGAAGTCCTTGTTTTTCGTCCCTCCATCGTATGTCCAAGCGTATCCTTCCTTGATCATACGCTCATTGATGGATTCAGCATCCTCACCAATGTAAAGCCAGCCAAGAAGCCGTCCGTATTTACCAAAACCACCATCAATTTCTGTTCTGATTACGAGATCATCCTCACCCTCAATGGCTGATTCTAGTTGATCTTTCATCCAATTGGTGGCATCAATACCTAATTCTTTTTCTTCAAGGTCGCGTGTTCTCTTTTCAGGTGTATCTACGCCAGCGACACGAACACGTTCCTTTTTGTAAAGATCAAATCCAAGATCAATAATCACATCAATGGTGTCTCCATCAACGACTTTCACGATCTCAGTGACTCTAAAGTTATAACACGATTTTCTGCTAGGTGGTTTCATTGACTTATGTAGGTCACACAAGTCGGGAGAAGTTGCCTTGTTTCTGGAACGATACTTGATTTTGGAACTTATCTACAAGTTGATCTGCCTTGTGTGAAATCACAAAGATGTGACTGCGTGTAGACAGGTTATCCAAAAGTTTCAGGAAGTCATCAGAGCCGATGGCATCCAGCGATGCGTCAAACACCTCGTCAAGAATCAGCAGGTTTGTGTTTGCCGAGTTCTTAAGTCTGGACACTTCACGCCAAGCCAGAAGAATGGCAAGGTCAATACGCATCTTCTCACCCTCAGAGAACGACATATATGAGAAGTTGTCACGATGCCGACTCTTGATTGTTTCGTTGAAGTTTTCGTCCAGATCAAACGAAACATAGAAGTCCATCTCTTTGAGATGCTTGTTCACCAGTGCGTTGATAATCGGAAGATAGTAACGAATCACCTTGGCTTTGATACCGGAGTCCTTGAGCATATGTCCTGCGTGAGTAAAGGTGTTTTGCTTGACCAAAAGTTCTTCTTTTCTTTTGATCAACTTTTCACGATCTTCCATCACTTTCTCAAGTTGTGCTTTGACATCTTGGATATCGCCCTCTTCGGACTGTTGTAGTTTTTCTTTTTTGCCTTCGATTGACCTGATGGCAGATCGAGCATTTCTCTCCGTGGTGATGTGAGCGATTCTTTCAGATTTCAAATCTTCAATTTGTTTTTGAACCTCTGAGATTTCGTTGCTTCGCTCAACCTGCTTCTGCTCCATCTCCTCCAGTTCAGCCAACGCAGTGTTCAGAGTATCAATCGTGTTGTCCGCCTTGGCTGTGGCTTCTGCCCGACTCTCCTCTGAGAT